GCACAATTAGTCCTAAGACCTTGCTTGAGTCTAAAAATAAGTTAGAGGCAGAGGTGAAGGATTTGTTTGAAAGTCTAGAGAGACAGATTAAAAATAGTAAGATTAAAAATGAAAATAAGTAGGGGGATTTTATGTCTTTTGATTTTTCTTTGATTGATGGTGATCTCGGATTGTCGCCAAGCGGTGAGGTTAAAACACTAACCGATACACCAAAGCTTAGGCAGGATGTACTAAAGATTGTACTTACGCCGTTAGGGTCCAATAGATTTCATCCGTGGTATGGGTGTTCCGTATCTGAGTCAATAATAGGTAATCTAATGCCTGATAATCTTATTGAGATGGAAGCTACTGCTACGATAACGCAGTCACTTGAGCGACTCAAGCAACTACAGCTTGCGCAAGCAACTAGCCAGAGCGTAAGTTTGGCCGAGCTTATAAGTAGTATAGGTCCAGTAAGAGTAAGTAGAAGTGTGCAAGATTTAAGACAGTTAAATATTATTGTAACTGTTCTAACAAAACGATTAACAAAGATAGAAGAAGTATTTATAATATCATCATAACGGAGATACGATATGGCCATATTCCGATCATTTAACGACATAGTTGTCTTGCTAATTGAGTCATTACAGCTGTCACAACCGGAGCTTGATACAAAGCCCGGCACGGTAGCGCGTGATGTATTTGTTGATGCACAGGCACAGCAGTTGGCAAATCAGTATTCAGAGTTGCGCAACATATCAAACCTTCAATCTTTTTTTTCCACCAGTGGAACTGATTTAAATAAACTGGCTTCTAATTTTGGCGTATCAAGAGTATTGGGTTCGAGTTCAACCGGTGTAGCTGTACTTACTACTAACAATCTGGACATAGATATATTTATAGCTCAGAACGAAATAGTTACTGCTAGGAATGGCATAACATACAGGGTTGTAAATAACGCCGTGATGAGGTCTGATAGTGCGAATGTTCATCGTGCTACTGCTACGAGATTGAGATCAGATTTAGACTTAGCTGGAATAACTGATGAGTTCGCTACAGAGATCAATGTTGAGGCTCAGACATCTGGTGTATCAGGAAATATAGGACGATTTTCATTAATCTCTCATAACTTTTCCGGTATATCCAGCGTCACCAATTTACAAACTTTTAGTGGTGGGACAGATGCCGAGAGTGACGATGCGTTTAGATCACGAATTTTAAGTGTGTTTGCTGGCAACAACACTGGTACAGAATTGGGATACACAACTGCAGTTGAAGTGGTTGCGGATGTTCAGGACTCAATTGTGGTTGTCCCAGGGGATCCGCTGTTGATACGTGATGGCACTCAGACAGGTACGGATTCTGATGGTAATCTGATTGTCTCAGAGCCAGGGACCGGAGGTAAAGTTGATATTTATATATTGGGGTCTCAGGTTGAAAGCCAAGTAGACTCGTTTATATATAATGATTTGGGTGGTAATGCAGATGCCACAGATCCGCTAAATGATTTCATACTTGGGCAGGGCGGAGCTGACACTACAATTAATGCATCGCAAAGACGAATTGCGCTCAGAGATAATTTGCCAATACAGCCTGTAGATAGTCTTATATCTGTTAGCGGAAGCTCATCGGGTGCAAACTTTGTTGAGAAGTTTACCGATAGTCAGGGGAGGATTAAGGGAAATTTTGAACTCTCGAAAGATACTGGTGATCTAGGAGGAAGCCCATTTGGTTTCGATAAGTTAAAATGGACGTCTAACCAGATAGAGCTTTCTGATGATGAGATAACAAAGGGCACATTTAATGGTGTCGACGCGCTAGGCTTCTCTGATATAAATAGAGTCAGGAATATATCTCAGGATTTCTTGGTAACCAACGAGAACTCTACAACTAGTACAACAAATCGTAGTTCAGTAACACTGAGGCACACGCCCGTTGTCAGCGTTAGTAGGATTATTAACGCTACAACTGGGGAAAGATATGTTGTGGAAAGTCAAAATCCAGATGGCACCGCCGGCGAGTTAAACACTACTGGTAGAATTACTATTAGTGGGAATACTTTGCCGGTTGGGACTGATACACTTCAGGTTGATTATATTTGGGAAAAGCCTTTCGACAATGTTTTTGATTTTGATAACTTAGAAATCACCAATCCTAATAGGCAAGCTCAAGATTCTACCGACTGGGGGTTTGGGAATCAGGTAACCAGAGAGCCTGCTACAGTGGCAGACGATGGATACGGCGCGCTTATAGTTACAGTAACCCATCCTATTTTCAAGGTTATCTCGGTTGATACTTTTGACTCCGACGTATCTACTGTGAGCAATGGGTCACTTACGGTAAACGAAACGGCAACTAGCATTATAGATATACGTCGGGTTAGTGATAATGCAGAGCTATTTAATACCGACTCTGCGTCAGGCACTTTATCTGGCACAAATGCTATAGTTCTGCCAACTGATACTCTGGCTGTAGATAATGATATAGTTAATGTTAGATTTAATGCAGCTGATATATTTTCCCCAGATGGATACGACCAAGGTACCACAGATGCAAATGTAATAACTTTGCCAGATGGTGTTACAGTTGCTGGGACATCCGTATTGATTACTTACGTTGCTAGTATCTCTACGTTGTTGCCTGAGCAAAATATAGATGATTTGTCCGCAGTGAAAGTTAATAATAATTTTACTGTATTAACTAACACAGTTGGCGATCAGCCTACGTCCAATCTATTTGATAGTGGCGGTGATATATCAACTAATTTGCGTCGAGCGGCATCACATATAAGAATTGATGTAGGCTCATCTGTATCGGAAGGAAGCATAACTGTTTCTGGCGTCACTAGAAAGAAGGTCATAGACGCCTTGGTTACAGTAACATCTGGAACAGGTTTTAAGGTAGACTTAATCTCTGCAGTAAGATCTAGTCTTGGTGTAACTACTTTACCATCGACAGTTCATGTAACAACTCTTACCAGCCTAGAGAGAGTAATTGTTAATAGCTCTGGCCTCATTACCTCTATAGATAATGTTTATGACATTGTCAACTACAGTTTAAATGATAATTCTTTTGACTTGGAGATCGCCCTTGAGAATACGTCTCTTACTAAAACAGAAGTAGGTGTTCCTCGGACTACAGATAATATTGCCGCTCAATTGAATACTGGTGATATAGTTAGAGTTACTTTTTATTACATAGATACAAATGACTCTGAACTGTTATTCTTTAGTAGAAATGGCCCTCAGATAAGCGACAAGCTATTCCAGGATATTTCGAAAATATCTCTGGGCGCTGGGTTTAAGTCTCCAACTGGTGTGGTTACCGGGAAGCTTACAGTTAGTAATTTCAACCAGCCAATTGGAAATACATCTTATGAGGTAGATTATGATTATGTTGCTCCAAAAGAGAATGAGAGAGTAACTGTTACATTTAATCATAACCCTGTAATTAATGCGGCTTCGACAGCAATAGAAAGTGTTAGGCCTATTACTGCTGACGTTTTAATAAAAGCTGCTACACCAAAGGATATTGATGTAGACATTAAAATAGTGTTGCTCCCGCTGTCTGTAGATCAGGAGCAAACTATAATTCAGGACTCCATAGATGTGGTTAACTCGTTCTTAAACGCTAATAGTTTGGGTACAATAATAGATGCATCTGATGTTGTTAATATATTATATACAGTTAGCGGAATAGATCGCGTTCGCATGATTAACTTTAGTACAGGAGCCAGTGGAAATGTTGTCAGCATAACAGCTGCTAAAAATGAACATCTTAGGGCTGGCACAATTACTATAGCGACAGAGGATCGATAAATGGCATTATCTGTTGTAAGAACAGTACTATTGACCGTAAACAGCATGCAAGTGCTGTTTAATGATGACGTTGATACTAATGTCGGCGTCGGCAATGTTAGTGTTATATCTGAAATTTCTAGTATCCCCGACCCAGACATAATTTCTGTGTCTACTGAAGGTGACCTGGTAACGATTACATATAGACCATTGTTCCCGGATGTCCAGTATAAGGTTACATTTTTTAGCACTACATCACAATCTTTCCAAACTATAAATGGAGAGGTGATAACTGAGGACGGCAATAGAAATTCGTTTTTTATTACAAGTCCTGGTGATGAAGATAATCCAATACGTGATGAAATGGTTGAGGACATAGGTACTCTGCTTAAAGCTGATGAACCATCTTTTGTTAGAGACATAGTTACATCGCATGCAAATCAGTTTCAGAGGATGTCTGATAACACGCAGACAGTTAGGTCTGCCAACTATGTATCGGTTTTGGTTGAGGATGAAGAGGTAACTAGAGACGACGGCCCCATAGATCGTCTGGAGAACGGCGGTACATATGAGATAGTTAGGGCTGGAGCAAACCCAACGAGTTCTGCTGTAGCCGCGACACTTGAGTTTAACTCCACTAGAAGTGCTACTTTTGCGGTAACTACGGATAGGATACTAAACTCTGTTGTAGAGACATTGCCATCTGATCCTGTTAGCCTGCAATCGGTAGATGTTGTTAATGAAAGAATAACAGATGATATTGCCCTCAATAATAACTTCGTCGGACTAACTATTAAGGCAGCTAATAGTCCAGTAATTCAAGTCGTTTCAGTGACGCTTGTTAGAGGAACTACATCTACCGAGTATGACATAAATAGATTTGGGTATACTTTAGTGGATAATCGATATGACACTACTGCTGGATCTATAAATGTAAATCTTGCTACCAATGAAATCGAATTATCGACTAGCTCTTTAACCGGCGATTCTACTGGGTTTTTGTTACCTCGTGCAGGGGATGAGATACGAATATCTTATGTTTACAAACGTTTAGGCCGGCAGGTAACTGCGTCTTCAGTTGCTTTAACTAGAATTAGACAAGCAACAAGAGAGACCGTACCTGCTATACTAAATACATTTAGCTTAGATAACGCGCCTATAGTTACATCAGCTGATGTAATAGCTACCAGTGGAGGGGTGTCATTTTTGAACACTAGCTCTGTTAGCGGCCAGCAAGCATTTACCACGATACATCCTGCATTTACTATAGAAATACCGTTTGATATAACTAGGCTTCCAGCAAGAGCCGGTGAGTACACTGTAAACTATACAACAGGCGAGGTTGTAGTGTTTGGTATTGACACTGAGAATGATGGGTCTGGGCCAAATCCACCAGTAGCAACTTATTCATATCGACAAGTCTTCGTTTCCGGCTTAGACTTTACATTTGACAGCGATATAGATGAGCTTGCTGCAAATTCATTTAGAGGTGTCTCAGGTATAGATGCTAAGATTTTATTTGACATAGAAGACGTATTTGCCGCCGGCGAAGACTTTAGAGTGTTATCCCATGTTGAGGCTTTGAACGAAAGAGTTAATAACGAGGTAATTGGGGACTTTACAGTTAGAACCAGTAATTTTCCAGTGACAGATGTGTTTCGCATACTCAACGAAACTACTGGTGAGCTATACACTACTACTCGATTCAATGATACATCTGTGACATTTTCTGGCAGGCGGGCCCCTCGACAAAGAGATATTACCAGAGAGCGAGCAATGTTTGCTAGAGTTCCGCAGGAAGTTCTGCTGATAGCTGACGAGTTAACTAGTTCCAGGTCACTTAGGGTTTTCAAAGTCAATCTGGCTAACAATGGCGTGGGCGATAGTCAAGGAAGATTTATTGGTGCAAACTTTGATACATCTGTATTGTTTTCTGAAGCTAGTCTATTTGTAAGAGAGTTCTTCTATGAGGATAAATTATTCACCAGCGTTACTACAAACATTGATCGTTTGCTAGTAGTTGGTGACTATATGGTAGATTACACCAATGGCATAGTTTATGTGGCGGTAAGTGCTACGCAAGGAACTTCGATAGGTGACATAAGTTATCAGCATCAGGAGATTGAGACTCGTAACGCTCATATACTTGGCGTTAACAATATATATCGCAGTAGTAGTGCTCTATTACCGAACGTTGTTACATTTGGAATAGGCACAATAACAGATACAACCGTTGTTCCTACAGGTCTTGAGCAAGTTGGTGAGAGATTTGTGAACGATAGTGTAGCTAGAGTGCTGGTGGTCGGGACACATCGAAGTGGCGAAAATGGAGTAGTGACAGCCAGTAGCACAACATTTGTAGCTAACAGTGGTAACTTTACGGCGGCAGACATAGGTAGGACTTTGAGGGTTGGATCATCCAGTCAGACGCCGGTCCAGGATGTTGAGATAACTGCAATTGTTAGTACCAAAGAGGTATTGGTTACTCCAGCTTTTGGTGCCACTGCTACTGGAAGAGTATGGGTCGTTATAGATCTCTCAGAGGGCGCGCCGAAAACACTTACTTTGAATCACGATATAGTTTCTGTACTAAATATTTATCCAGTAAATCAGCTTGGATCACTGCCTGCTGTCGATTTAGATGGGTACTTTGATATTGATGTTGACTCTGTAAGCGGGAATATTATAACGCTTGGGGCAACAAATGGTCTGTCTGTTGGGGACGCAGTAATAGTTAGTTATAATTTTGGAGATGTTTTCGTTGATTACCGGCATGTCCAGGATGAGATTGTGATTTCCTATGAGTATGGTGAGAATAGTTTGGACTGGAGCATAAGTGATGCGTTGAGCGCTGGATCTACGTATTTTGTTACATATAAGTACGGTGCACTTAGAGAGTCTTTGTTGGCAAACTTTGGATCACTGACTCAGATATCAGAGCTTACTACGTTCTCCCCCAATCTAAATAGAGAAACGTATAGAGATATTGTTGGTGGAACACTGCAGTCATTTATAGAGGGGCCAACGATTCCATCTATAGAGAGATTGGTTGAGGCATTTACTGGGGTTACACCAAACATAACAGAGTTTGCTTTGAGCAACTGGGTATTGGGGCGAGATGCATTGCACCTAAGGGATCTAGTGGCGTCGAGTGATGTTACTTTTGATCTTGGTAAGTTTGACAACGGTGCGCTGATGGATAGTGGAACTATAGCTGTGCCCGCTTTGGCGCATTTAAAACTAGACGAAGGAACTTTGGAGGCATGGGTTAGACCAACATGGAAAGGTCTATCCAATGACTCAACACTTACTTTCGACTTACAGGTAGATGGGTACGCCGACACATCTAAAATTTTCATAGGCTTCGCGGCTAACAATCCAACCGCTATACCGTTTAGTCTAAACATAAATGATACGACTTCTGTTTTGGCCGAGCCTAATAATATAGATACTGAGACCGGATATTTTATATGGTTTGATGAATTCACTGACGCTTGGCAAATACGATGGCGCGAGAATAGAAATGAGGTTCATGAGTTTTCTGGGACCATTGACAGTACTGGAGAATTCTATAACGTTGTTAAACCTGTAGGGACTGACGGCTATGATATAAATGAGATAACCGATGTTATTACAAGTACCATACAGCAGATTACACTTGTTGCCTTTGTTGATGGCTATGATGCAGCTGTAAACACAAGCACATTTGCTTTAGATGGATTATCATTTGCGTCTGGAGATTTTCACTACATATTTGATATGGCGTCAAGAACCGATGCAAATCGTATGTCTCTATTCAAAGATGGAACTGGTTTTCTAAACTTTCAGGTTTTTGATAATTCTAGAACTTTCAGTGATAACGCGGGCTTCTTTAATATGTCTACTAATATTAAGAGTTGGCTACCTAATGAATTACACCATGTAGCTATATCGTGGAGGTTTAACTCTATTGATGAGCGTGACGAAATGCATCTGTTTGTTGATGGGGCCGAGGCGCCTAATCTATTTAAGTATGGGGGTAATCCGAAGGCAAGTAGTAGTTTCGACTTTGGTGATGTTGGCGAGGAAACAATAATACTATCTGCATCACGACCTATAGTTGGGGGAGCTGATGGTGCGTCTACATCAGGGTCTATATTATTTAGATCAGTAGGAATAGATTTGGAGGCACGCGGCGTATTAGTCGGGGATACTTTAAACCTATTAGATGCAACTGGGGATGGTACATCTGCTCCTAACTCAGGGTTGGCGTATACTGTTACTGGTGTTGGTGGAAACACAGTGACATTAGATAGGGCTCTCACCCTAACACTGAGCAGCTTGAACTTTAGTATCAATCAAATAACGGCTACGATGACCACTGAGATAAATTTCCAGGATATTATTGTCGTTGCTATTGATGCAGATGGAACTGAAACAGAATTAAATGGGGTTGCCGCTACATCTCCAGATTATTCCATTAGGCGAGGTAGTGATAGCAGTCATGTTATTACGATAACCAATGGAGTTTCTAGGTCCGATGACGTGGTTCTAAAACCATTGGGGCTAATCTTTAAACGTTGTCGTGATCGCATATTCGTATATGGAAGTACAGACGAGATAAGGACTAAGGGCGCACCGCCAGTAAGTCTCGCTGATGTAAAGATAACACCAATAATATTAGATAGAACTCTTATTAGCACAGGTGGAGGGTTTGGGTTGATCGGAACAGTTATTGGTGCTCAGCTGGTTACCCTATTACAGTCATTCTTTGCCAGTCCGTGTCAGCCTAGCAATAATTCTGCTGGTAGAAAGTTGGCAATAACATTGACGGGCGACAACATAAACTATAGTATTCCGGGCAACCAAGTTATTATAGCAGGAGCAACAAACTCTGGAGCAGTGCAGGAGACTGTTCTATTTACTGAGAATGATACTATTGTTACTTCTGAATTTTGGACGGCTATATCATCAATAACTATATCGGTTATTCCAATTGACGCCACTCAACCAGTTGGAGTAATAGAAATAAAAGAGAATAATTCTATTACAGTTTCTGAAAATAATGGCGACTTTGCGGAGGTTGTAGACTATGCAAATGGTATATTTACATTGCAGACCTTTGGTACAGGTGGCCAAGATTATTTACTTAACCCGTGCTTATACGAGTTGGATTATCCATCGTTCCTACGGATTACTCTGAGTGACATTGCTGACACTTTCTCTGTCGGTAGTGATTCCTCTGGAACAAGTAAGTTTGATGGAGTTATAGATGAGCTTAGGATACTAGATACGATGTCTGCGGACACCAGAATAGGGGAAAGCTTGGCGTCAGGAGCGAGATCAATAACAACAGACTTTAATGACTCTACCGCGTCGGTTACAAATAATAACACTTTGTTACTAGCTCATCTTGATAACGACGTAGTTGATTCGTCTAAGTTTATAGATAGATTTGATTCTGGGTTTAGAGTTGCTCCCAGTGTCAACTCTGACTTTGGCACTTCTGCTGTATTCGATAACAGTAGACCATTCACAGTTAACAACGCTGGGTCTGTATTTAATCCAGATGAGGGGACTATAGAGTTCTGGGTAAGCCCACTAGACGATTCTAAAGGTGATCCTAATCTACATTATTACGTTGATATGTCGTCTGTTATAATTGAGGATAAAGAATCGGTAACGAGTATTAGTGTCATCACAAACAACAGAATTAGAGAAGTAGAGAGCGTAAGATTAGCTTCTGATACGTTTAATGTAGGTACGAACTACTTTACCGGTGGATCTGTATCTAATTTAGATAACAAGACTATATCGCTTGGAACGCCTCTGCCAGGGCAGAATGTGCAGGTTAAAATTACTTATGTGCCGCTAAGCAGTCAGGGTGATCGCGTTAGTATATTTAGAGACAAAGTGGGCTTTATAAACTTCTTTGTAAGGGCCTCCGGAATAGATCACATGATTACTGTACCGATGACTTGGGATAGGCACACATGGCATAGAATAATGGTTATGTGGAGCACAAATAGTACTAATAATCAGGATAGATTGAGGTTGTTTGTTGATGGTAGTGAGCGCGGAACTATTAAATACGGGACAGGCTTACTATATGGAACTGGAATTATTTATGGTCAGGCTGAGATAAGAGCCGGGGTTAATAGATTCCTAGTGGATAATATAGACTTAACCGACACTTTCTCTAGAATATTTGTTGGTACGGATGTGTTGAGTGTTAATAGCGCCCGAGCCCGTATAGATAACTTAAGGTTCTCTAATATACAGAGATTACAATCCATTAGGCTTACTACCAATGATACAATTGATATCAACTGGAATAGCAATACAGACGCTGCGATCCCGGTGGTAGAAGACTTAGACACCACTGCTATCTATAATTTTGATACGATAGGCGTAGAGGTAGAGTTTTTGGCAACAGTAATAAATGCTGAGAGAGGAATATTCAGATTTGAAGTTGAGGTCATAGACTCATTTGATAGAGTTATAGGAAATTCACAGTTAGAGAATTTATTGATAGAATTAATTAATACGATTAAGCCCGCTCACACAGAGGCGATTATTCGGTTCGTAGAGTAGTGATGGATTTGCGTTAGCAGATGTAAATACCTATATGCGGAAAAACATTTTTGTCAAGCGAAATTTGAGGAGATAAATCATGACAAGACCTATTTTACCAAGGGTTAACTTTTTCGACGGCCAGGAAGTTACCGAAACAGACTTGGACGTTGAACAAGAGGCGTGGAATGAAACGGTTGCCAATGCGGTAGACCTTGTCGCTGGTAGTGGCATTGAGAAAGAATTCTCCACACAAGCTGTTCTATTTGACAGTAGCAGTGTACCTGCGTCTGTTCAAACTCTAATAACCACTCAGAACTTTGACGGCGAACCTATATTCCCAGCGGATTCTTTTAGTCAAGTAATATTCACACAGCCATCTAATACATCCGAGGGTAGTCAGCTTGAAGTTGAGATTAGTGGTTCTACTCTAGATGGAACACCCAGTTTAAAAGTATATATATTTGGGCTTATATTCGGCGGAGCATTTGTTCAAGAGGTACTAAAGTTCGAGGTAAATGAATCTCAAATCACACGAAATTATTTCACGCAGATAGTCTCATTTATGACACAAGATTTTCGGGGTAATCAGAATACAACTATTACTGGTGTTGCTAGTTTAAATTCTGGTGGCCGACTCAGAATTCTAGAGTCTCTACCAATGACTTTGGAAAGAGATGTCATTATGGCAGAGCAAGCGTCTGAGCCTAATATGGACTACGTTAATTTTAAGCCGGCGACCTTATCTAAAACACTAGATATACTACTAGATGAGATAGCGGATACAGAGAGCCTAAATGAGGACGATCTTAAAATAAATGTCACGGCTACAAGAACTAGAGAGCTTCCACCTAATGATAGTACAGGTTTAATCATAGGGCAAAAATTTCAGGCCACAACAAACAACTTGCAAAAAGTATCTATGCTATTGTCAGTGAGCGAAAATACACTAGCTTTACCTGGCGAGGAGTTTGACTGGTCCGGAGATATCGTTGTAGGAATCAGAAAGCTGCAGACAACTACCACATGTCCAACAGATACTGTACCAGGAACCGATATTGAATTTGACCAGAGCCAGCTCCACTAGCCGAAGTATCATTTGATCAAGGTGAATTAGCCGACTTAGGTATAACCTTGAATGCATCGACACAGATAGTGGACTTTATATTTACACAGTCGTTATTGGCGAACCCTAGCTTAGAGCCAACAGTAGTAGTAGATGACTATTACATAGTTACAGTTAGACGAACTGGTAATGTGAGCACTGGTACACTGGTTCTACAGGAAGCAGCTAACACTGATGCAGAACCTACGGTTACAGATAATATGTTTATGTCTGTCTTTTCCCAAAATAAGTGGACAGATGTTCCAGAAAGTGATATGTGGTTTCAAATATATAGTAATTCTGTAAGGATAACAGATGGAACCGCGTTTGACAATGGACACCAGATTACTTCGCCAAAGACTAAAAAGAATTCTAGCGGGGTAGAAGTGCCATTTATAAACGGATCACACAGCTTAATTGATGTGGCGCAGACTTCAGAGAACTATGTTATAGTGCAGAAGATAGATGAGTTTTCAGTTTCAATTCCTCATCCATCTACGGGCAACCAAGTGTTCTCTAGGGTTGAAGACTCTCCGAGTGTAGCTGTAATTTCAGAAAGTACTTTGACTACACTGATTAGTGCAGGAAATGAAACAATAATTACAGGTGCTGCGCGTGACTCAAATCCAGTGAACAACCCATCAATCAGTGGGGCTACAGATTTCCCTGGACTAGTTAGAGCAAATACATTTACAGTTATACAACCGGCATCAGATATCACGCTAAATAACTTAGTAGGGTCCATTCTGATTCCAAATGTAAATGAACCAGATTTAAAATATAGAATTATCAAAACTGAGATTTTTGACGACGCATATGGTGATATAGATGCAGACGGAATTATTGATCTTAATGATGTAGCTAGAGCGCAAGCACTTGATGGGTATTCTAAAAATCTTCAGTCAGGAACATTGGCTTCGGCGACACAGCGTAATGCGATAGTTAATGGCACGGTTACCATGGAAGAGATCATCCGCTCTGACGTAACCAATAATGGGATCATCAATATATTTGACCCTCAGTCAATTCAGCAGAACATAGCTCTAGGCACGTCGTTTACAGCAGGAAGCACTTTTAAAAGAGCAGTGCTGACAGTAGAGAACTTGGTGAATCCGCTTACAACGACTGCGAATATGATCACTGCAGACGTTACATTTAATGCTGTTCCGTTTACAACCATAGCATTTCAAATAGACTTTGTTGCACTGTGGGAGCCACATAATCTAGTTATAACTGATCTTAGAAGATTCGTTCCTAAGGCATTTACACAACTGGTAACGACAGATATTACTGGAACTACAAAGAATGGCGGAGAGAATGTATCATTTATACCAGGCGACATACTGCTTGGCGGCCAGATATTAGATACAGATGGTGACACGTTTTCTATAGATCTAGAAGTAGGCACAATCATAATAGATTTACCAGAGGGATCAACGCAAGGAGAGGTTGATATATTTAACAACTTCATCAGAAATCAAATGAGATTTTCAGATAACACACTGGTAGCTGGAACCGCGCTAACAAATAACCAGGTTAGAGTGTCAGCAGGAATCAAGTCGTTTGTCAAAGATACTGATGGATATGATTTCCAATCTGTAGATGGCTATGCTGCCATAGAGGAAACCATTTCTGTCCTATACACTCAAGCATCTGGTATTTTGAGAATAAGGGCAGCTAACGTTAGAAATGTTGCAACCAGGTCCGAATTGCGCACAAAGATTGCGCTTACAGTTTATTTGAAAAAGGCGGGATTTCAGAATACAGAGCAGCAAGTTTCTGCCTCTAGGTTGCAAGAATTGCTGACCGCGGTATAGTTTTTAAGCAAAACGGTGTATAATCGTATTAAGGATCTTAAATGAAAACTGGAATCATCTACAAGGCTACTGGCCCAACAGGAAAAGTGTATGTGGGTAAGACTACCTCTAGTATTGACAAGAGGAAGACGCAGCACTGCTCTAACGCCTATAATAGAAACCACTCGGCATATAATACTAAGTTTTATAGAGCCATTAGAAAATATGGGAATAAATGCTTTGTGTGGGAGTTTATTATAAGTGCTCCCGAGTCATCTCTAAATGAAAAAGAAAATAAATTCATATTATTGTATAATAGTTATAAGAGCGGGTATAACTCAACGCTTGGTGGAGAGGGTTGTACGGGACTAGTACACTCGGATCAGACAAAAAAGAAGATAGGAAGATTGAGTAAAATTAGAAATTCTGGGGCCGGCAACCCAAGATTTAACAAGACGGTTTCGAAGGCCACTAGAAAGAAAATATCAGTGGCGAATAGAGGAAGAAAGCAAAGCGCAGAGGCAAAAAGGAAAAAATCTAAATCACTAAGTGGCAGGCGGAAGACACGCAGCAGCAGAGATGCTATAGCGTCGTCAACTGGCCGGCCATTTTTGGTTTTCAGGAATGATAAATTTATAGGACGGTGGGTTAACCAAAGAGGGTGTGCAGAAGATTTAGATGCCAATCGCACTGGAATACGCATGTGTCTTAATAAAAAACGAAAAACGCACAAGGGATTTGTGTTTATATATGAGGCAGAAATAAAATGAATTTAGATGTAAGAACATATACCTGGCTCCAGGGAGGCTTAAGTTGGTCTTATGTAATGACTCGATTGGGACAAGCATTTGATGAGCTTGGGCACAATATGTATTTTTCTTCGACTAACGGCCTGAAAGATAGTGATCCATACTTAACTGAGGAAAGAATGGTTAAGTCGGCATTAGAGCTTCAAAAATTTGGACCAGGAAAAAAAGCTATTGATATAGACATCACTTATACTGTGCCGCAGAACTTTCCTCAAAGATTTCTTAAAAACTCTAAATATAAATGTGCAATATATAATTATGAAGTTACATATTGGCATAATCAGTGGAGAAAATTTTACCACTTGGTCGATTATTATTTCCCAAGTTCTAATTTTTCCGCTGAGGTTTTTTGCATTAATGGGGTCCCACCCGAAAAAGTATTTATGATTCCTCACGGAATAGATACAAAGATGTTCAGCCCCGATATACCAAAGCTAAAATTAAATACGAATAAAAAGTTTAAGTTCGTATCTGTTGTAGCGCCGCACTATAGAAAAAATATAGATATATTATTGGAGACATTTTGTGAGGCATTTACGTCCAAGGACGACGTGTGCCTGGTATTGAAAACAAAAATATATAAGCATAGCGATGGCGCTCATCACCAGCAGAACAATCCAAAGGGCCGCAAGGCATTTGAGATAGTCATCGGAGATATATTTAAGAAGCTATACAAAAAATATGGCAAAGATATTCCAGAGATAATATTGCTAAATGGACATGTCGAGAATGTATCTAGTATATACAATGCATGTGACTGTCACATAACCACTACGGGAGCTGAGGGTTTTGGAATGCCGTTGCTGGAGTCTATGGCATGTGGTCTGTTGAGCATAGCCCCTAACTACAGCGGACACTTGGATTTTATGAACGATGAGAACTCTTTGCTAATAGATGCCAAAATGCGAAAGGCAAAGATGCTTGAACAGTACTGGACATTTAATCCAGATAGTAAGATAAGTACGCCTAACAGAAAGCATACCATAGAAATGATGCGAAAGGCAGTAAGCGAGTACGATGAGCTGATGAGCAAGTTTAGACCGAATATGGAAAAAATAGTAAAAGAGTTTAGCTGGACTAACGCGGCACAAAAAATTATAGATGTAACTGAAGGAAGGATACCACACTATGAGCCAGGAACATACAAATTACCCAGATGAGCTTCTGGATTGGGACTATAATTTGCCGCTTGGGGTATCGCGAGAGATGGCTATGCCGCATGTTATGTCAGCCATATACAAGCAAGATCTGCTATTACGACAGTCGCTAGAGGAGTATAGAGTCTGGGAATCAGCAGAGTGGCCAACAACTAGCTATTTTGTGTGTATGTTTCTTAATCAGTATTGGAGCAAGTAATGGAAAATGGAATTATATACAAGGCTACAAGTCCTTCTGGGAAAGTATACATAGGGCAAACTATCTATACTTTAAAATATAGACGTCGCGCACACATAGGAAATTCTAATAATAAAAAACATAGGTTATATAACTCTAAATTTTATAGAGCAATTAGAAAGTATAAAGATTTAATAGATTGGGAAATAATACAAAGGGCGCCTAGAGATAAACTAAATATAATAGAGCGCAAGGAAGTGGCAAAATATAACTCCTATAGGCTTGGGTATAATTCAGATTTAGGAGGAAATGTAAGATCAAAAGATCAGCTTAAAAAACAAGCGCGTCGCGGAGAGAGGCACCATTTCGCAAAGATAAGCAGAAAGATAGTTGGCGAAATGCGCAGTGTTTATAGTAGAGGAGAACATACATATGCAGATATAGCCGAGATCTTTGGACATGTTATTTCTTCACAAGCTGTAGGAAAGATTGTTAGAAATGAGCGATGGGAAACATCCGACAATGTGGTTAAAAAGAATGAGTATTCTGGTGTAGGTGAGAGGAACTCACATGCTAAGCTAAATAGGGAGGATGTTATTTGTATAAGAAATAAGTATTCCTTGGGAAACTATACTCATAGAGAATTAGCTGAGGAGTATGGGGTTAAAGAGCCAGCTATATATAAGATAATAAATAAACTTACTTGGAAAAATATATGAATACCTCAATTGTAATACCAGCTTTGATCAGCAAGCAGCCTATTTTCGCCATGACAAAAAAGCTACTGGACGATATTTTTTATAAAACTAGAGGTATCGCTGGCGCAGAAGTTATATTAGTTGATGACGGATCTAATGTTAAATATATTGACTTTTTGCAAAAGTTTAATAAAGATCTTATTATTGTTAGAAATCCTAAAAATGTAGGTTTTGCCATGTCCGTTAATGCTGGGATCAGAAAGTCATCGGGCGACAAAATATTGATACTTAATAATGATGTTATAATTAAAGACGGAGGGTGGCTAAACAATATGATCAGAGGGATGGATACATTGGGATACGACATTGCTGCTCCAAAACAATCCATTTTGGATGAAACCTATGAATATATTCCAGATGCCAAGAGAAAAAATTATGTAGAGGAAAAGTGCTTTTCTTATTTAGTAGGATGGTGCCTATTGGTTAAACGAAAAGTTTTTAAAGAGGCTGGCATGTTTCCTACAAATTTTGGTATAGGGTTTTGGGAAGATACGGCTTGGTCATACGTAATTCGAAATAACTTTTCGCATTTTAAATCAGGTGTCATATCAGGTATAAATAATGAGCAGTTACAGCATTTAGAGCATCAAACATTTAAGGCAGAGAACATAAGTGTAAATCAACAATATAGCAAAAATAGAGAAATATTTTTGCAGTATATTAAGGGAAGAGTTCAATTAGACTTACCTCTTTTATAATAAGAAAGGAAAAATAATGTTACCGAAATTTAGAATAGACAGAGTATGGGGTAGCGAAGACATAGACGTATTTTTTGAGGATAATATAACCCCGGCACTATATGACCGAGTCAAGTCAGAGTTAAGAGGCAAGATAAGAAAATTATCAAGAGATGAAAGAACCATATATCATTTAGAACGAGTGGTGAACGGGGTCTTTTCAACAATAGCCGTAAAGGGAAACCTGGGCAAAAGAAAGGATGGCTGGACGCTTATTGAGGTAATAAAGGATGGCAATTGATATTATAACTACCACGTATCGTAATGCAGAAAAGCTTAAGGTTTGCTTAGAGTCTGTGGTTGAGAAAACAAAATTCGTAGATTACAAGTGGTACGTTTGGGCCAATGATCCCACCGACGAGATCAAAAAAGTTATTCATGATGCTATGTTTATAGATGACATTATGTTTAATGACCACATAGAGCCGATATATAACGATACCAATGATGGATCATTTTCGTCTAACAATAACGAGGCCGCTGCCGAAGGTGACTCTGAGTACATATTGTTTATGAATGACGATATAGAGCCTGTAAACGAATCATGGTTGGTTAATATGCAGACTATCTTGGACACAGACCCCAAGGTCGGAGCTGTCGGAGCTATGCTTATGTATCCCAACAAGCTAGTACAGCATATAGGCGTTATGTTTGATGAAAGAACTAACGGATTGCCATACCATATTTTTTACAAAAAGCCTGTGACAGAGTTTGCCGCGCACGATAGATATTACCAATCAGTAACAGCAGCGTGCATGTTGGTAAGGAGAGAGGACTTCGAAAAAGTTGGACAACTCGACACCAGATATAATTATGGATATGAAGATGTTGATTTATGTCTGAAGCTCAAGCATCAATTGGGCCTAAGCTCTGTGTATTGCTCCGGGGCACAACTAATACATCACGAGGGCATCAGTGGATCATTTAAAAACCACCCCCACCTTAAGGACAACATGAAGATATTTAGAGAGCTGTGGAAAGATAAGATTTACAACGACCACCAGTTCTATCTTTCGGATTCAAACTTCATGGCATATAAGAGAAAGCAACCCAAAATAGAAGAGGAATAATATAATGTCGGCTCCCACAGTTATAGGTGGCAATGGCTATAGATGGCGCGGACGTGCCATAAGAACCATAAGAAAGAATAATTCTACATGCGTAACCATGCCGAGGAAAGATTCTGTTATTATGATTCCATGCGCTTTACGAGCTGGAACCCAATACAAAGTAACTATATCTGCCTCTAAGAATAGTGGCAACGGCGCGCTACTGGTTAATTTCTTCGGAGGTAAGAACTACGACGGAGATCACATATCGCTATTTGTAACCGGAGCTGAAATGCGCGATTACACAATAGCAGTTACGGTTCCGAAATTTCCCTCAAACCTACCAATGTATCTGCGCGTTTGGAAGCCAAACGACTCAACGGGCAACGTATTTGTTAGGACCATTCAATATAAGATTATTGGAAAGGCGGCTAATATACCAAGAGAGCCCAAGCTGCCAACTATACCAAATACCAAGCATAAGATAAAGCATGCAGCTAGGATTAAAAATAAGAAACTCAGGCGAGC